CTGTGTTATTATCTCCTGTATTCATATTTGCCGATAAAGTATTATACCCTAATGCTGTATTCCGTTTTCCAGTTGTACACACTGCCATTGATTGATACCCTACTGCAACATTTTCAGCACCAGATGTGAGGGCGGCAAGAGTCTCATCACCAATCGCAATCGTGCCATCAGCGGCGGCAGTTAATACTCCACCCCCAGCGGAGTTATATCCAATGGCTATAACTGAATCTGGTAATAAAGAATTTCCTAAAGCATACGAACCGAGTGCGACATTTCTCGTGCCAGTTGTTATGTCTAATGCAGATTGAAAACCCATCGCTGTATTATGATTTACGGTACAATCTTTAAGCGACTGATAACCTATAGCTGTATTTGCAGCCCCAGTATCACACGCCTTTAAAGTTTCATAACCGATAGCAGTATTGTAATATCCAGTAGTATCAACTAATAATGAATTATACCCCACAGCCACATTACCAGCACCCGATGTGAGGGCGGCTAAGGCAGATGCTCCTACTGCAACTGTTCCGTCAGCACCACCAGCTCCCGTCAGAACTGCCCCACAAGCATCTTTACCTATTACAACTGTATTATCAACATCGGTTGAAGCATATAAAGCATAGCTACCCAGAACTGTATTTCCAGAACCTGTAGTGAGGGCTACTCCTGAACGAGTACCCAATGCTGTATTATTATTACCGCCTGTTAAATCTTCAAGCGACCGCATACCGATACCTACATTTCTATCAGATGCAGTTAATTGTGTCCCTGTACCTCCAGCTAATTCTCCAATAAATATATTTTCAATAGAACCAGAATGAAGATTATCACCAGCATTTTTTCCAAAAATTGTATTTGAAGTACCACTATCATTATTCGATAGCGAGATTCGGGAATTGGCATCGACTTTAAATCTACTTGCTCCACCAGCACCAAAATACATTACATCTGTACCATGAGCATAACCTATCCAACCAGATGAATCTGTACCATCAGCATAATACAATTCGCTGTAACCACCGCCAGTATCTTCAATAGAAATAGCCGCATTACTTGCCTTTACAGATAATTTTCTTGGTGGAGCATCATCTCCAATTCCGACGTTGCCTGCTGGTGATATTCTGATTCTTTCTGTTAAACTTCCACCATGCTCTCTTGTATATAGCCCTAAATATCCACCGTACTGATTACTTGTACCAGTTTCTTTTGCACCTTTAATCTTTGCGAAATTCGCAAAAGTCGTTAAATTAAATCTTCCACCTAATCCTAAAGACCCACCTTTATCAATAGCAACAGCATCATTAGTTTGTATACTTACATTTGTATCACTTGCCGTTACGTCACCGCCAACAATATTAAGTTGTCCTGAATTATCTCCTTCTACATTGTTGTCACCATCTACTATCTCTAAGTTTGCTCTTGGTGCCGCAGTTCCAATTCCGACAGAGCCAGTTGATGTAATTCGCATACGTTCACTAACGCTTGTACTATCCGCTGGAGCAGTGTAAAATGATAAATAAGTTTGATACCCAGAGCCTGTCCATGTTCCTTCTGTGAGAGCTTTTATTTCTGCCCCAACACGGTCACTACTTGATTCTCTACCTAAAAATCGCACTCTCCCTAATACAGCATCAGTAGCATTAATATCCGTAGGACTTGCTTCAGTTCCTTTGGAACTTGTAAAATCTAATGTTCCATAAGCACCAGTTCCATATCCTTTAATAGCCATCTGAAAAGTAGTACCAACAATCGTTAAAGGATTACCGGGACTCGTAGTTCCAATTCCGACATTGCCTGACTGCATTGTCATTGTATTGGTTGACGTGCCAGCTTTCATTGTATAGAACTGTAATTCGCCATCTTCAGTACCATCAGTAATGTCCGTGGATTGACCAGTAATGTATGCGTAGTTTATTTCTTCAGGTGTACCAGCATCATTCATACTTCTAAAATCTATTTGTCCAATAAAATCATCGTCTGCTGGAGAGCTTGTATTACGAAGTAATTGGATTGAAACAGGATTAGCTCCACCTTGTTCATTCTCAATCTTTAATATTGGTTTACTTGCAGATGTGGAATATAAATGCAATAAAGTGTCGGGCGAATCAGTTCCAATTCCGACGGAGCCAGTTTGTAAAATAGTCATCATCACACTATCTTGACTATCAATTCCACCTTCACCAAATTTAATAGACTGACCTTGACTTGAATCTTCATCTGTGGCATCTATTGTAATAAACAATGAGCCTTCGGATGAAATACGACCACTCTGTACACCATAATTACCTAACTGAAGTGTATTATTTAAAGCAGAAGTACCAAATAATTGCAAACGAGCCGCATTGGTGGGTGCAGTTCCAATTCCGACACTGCCGTTGGTAGTATCAACTACAAAGACATCCCCACCATCACCATCCTTGCGGACAAGGAATGCTTCGGTAGAAGTAATATCAATTACTTGCGTACCTTCTAAGATTTCATCAAACGATAATGAACCACCACCACTTACGGTTAAGTCACCGCTTATAGTTAAGTCACCATCTATTGTGCCACCATTACCGAAATCTTCGACTATGGCTCTAAGCATTGAACTCTGCATTAGATTTCCACCACTTTGACTGCGCCAGTAGTTGTACTGGTTGAGTTATAATTAAAGTAGACTGTATTCCCTAAGCCCTTTGGAACGGTCAAGAAAGTAAGTGTGTTTTTTGGGATCACTAAATCATTTGCTGCGGTTACGTCGGTAGTTGTTGTAGAAAAATTAAAATAAATTTCTACCGCAGAATAGACTCCTACTGTAGCTGTACTTGATGATAATAATTTATGGGTTGTGTTTGCGACGTTGGCTGAACTGCCAGCGGTTCCTGCGGTTGAGACCGTCCAGACTCCCCCAACTGTTGCATTTAAGGCTTCCTGGACTGAATGTGTATGTAAATCTGCCATTTTTTCTTCCTCTCTAAGGTTTGACTACCGTGAACGAGACCGTTTCAGGGGTAGAGTTATTTTTTGATCATTTTTTTTGCTGCTTTCTTTACAGCTTTCTTAATAGAACGCTTTTTAACGGGCTTAATATAGGGCATATCGCTATGTTCTCCCTGTACCCTTATAAACCCATGACTTTTAAGTTCATCGAGTTTTTCGGGGTGTTTTTTAAAGACATCATCCTCAAGCCTTTCCATTCTTCCAATTTTTGGTGATTTCCAATATTGCATAGTTCCTCCATTAGACTCAGGGGGTCAGACCAACCAACCCCCTAAGTCATTTGTCATCCTGGAATTAATCTACGTTAGTAAATTTAACTCCTTTGATATTATCAGAATCATCGAGAATCTTGGCTCCGTACACCATATCGGCGACGATTTTGGTTCCAAGAGCATCAATGGAATATTCCGATTGAACACGAACATCCTGTTGAACGGCGCAAACTCCAGCAGACTTGTGGAATATAGCCCCTGCTATTGTTGAGCTTGTTCCAGCGGTGCTGACTGTATTAGACATATAGACATCAATGCCGTATAGACTTCCAACCATTCCAGAACGCATACCTCGATTACCTTCACCAACTGCGTCATTACGAATAAAGTATTGAGCAATTCCAGCAGAAGGATTCAAGATGTCAGCGAATAAGGTTGGATTAACAACCATTGCACATTCACCATCCATGTAAGGGACATCGTTTTCGCCTAAAGTAGCAAGTGTTGATTCAAACACTGCTGCCGTTAAAGTATCATCGGCAGATAATGCTTGAGATTGATTTAAGCCATCTAATTCAGCCCAAATATCAGCATCTAATTGTCTTGCTAAAGCCTCACCCATCATACGAGTGTACTTTTCAACAAGGTCAGCTTCAGATTGAATGAGCGTAATATCCTCAAATAATTTTCCAACATATTTATGTTTATTTAAGGAGAGTTGAGTTTCGGTTGTTGCAGTTGCATCATAAGAAACATCTGAACCAGCCGCTTTATCTGAAGCACTCGCAATAGAGATTTCGGGGACATGAACTACATCGCCGTATCCTTTTGATCCTACCAGCGCAGAATAGTCTTCAATCAATCCTCTGAACACAGTTTTACGTTCAAAAAATTTATAGATGCCGTCACTCCAGATTTCAGGAATGAAATATTGTTCAGTAGTGTTTGTTGCTGCACTACCTTGATAATGTTTAGCCATTTTTTAAATTTACCTTTTAATATAGCCCTGTAGTATATCGCCCCAATTTGAACGCCTTTCTTCAGCGGTCATATCCACCCAATTTTTATTGGTAGGATTAGTTGATCGTGCAGGGGTTCCACTTGTAGGGACTACATTATTAATTTCTTGATTTAGTTTATCAGTTAAAGTACGAAGTTGAGTCACGGATAAATCTCCGAATGATTCTTTATCTTCATCACTTAATGCGTTAAGCAGTTCATCACGATAGGCTTCTTCAGCACTCTTCAGTCTATTGTAGTCGGTTTCCATTGAATCTATATGACTTTGTCTTTTCTCGGCAATTTCTTTCCATTCGTTTTGTTCTGCCAATCGTTCATCCTCTTGCTTTGACACCTTAGATTGCAATTCAGCAAGTTTAGTCTCTGCTTCTTGTGCCCTGTTTCTATACTTTTTGCTTTCTGCAATCGCAGAACCCAACTCAGGACTCATTTCGGGTTCTTGACTCTGGCTATTAGTTGCCACCTCTTGTGCGGTATCTTGCACGGCTTCTTTGTTTAGTTCAGACATTCTGTCCTCATTTTATTATGTTTAAATTAAGTCATAAAATATATTTTTAAAAAATAAGATTTAGATATTTCACACTTTAATATCAAAAAAAACCTTTTTACGGTTAAATTTCAATATCTTTTGGTCAATCTCATCATCTATAAAATCTCTTGCGAACTCCCAATTTTTGTCATTAAGTCCATAGATGTTCCGTCTTGGTTTATTTGTTTTTGTAGGGGGGTTGGCATTACCTAAGACTTTTAAGCCAGACCTATAATTAATTTCTACACTATCGGTTGTGGCTTTTTGTGCTTTTATAGAATTTAACATTTCACCAGATGCTCTAAGATTAGGAGGGGAAACCTGTCTACTTGAAGAAACTCCTTTGGGTGTTGCTTTTCCTGCTGCTTTTTTTATAGCATAATCATAACTATATGATTCAAAATCCCGAGAACTACCAGAACCATCTTGGCTTATGCCATTATCAGAGTCCTCTATTATTCTTGTAACTAATTTCCCGCCTAACTTTAACCAATCAGAACGACGTTGTTGGACTAATTTGTCGGGTCTAAAATTCTTCATTAAAATCCTTTTATCTCCCAGGAGTGGCGACAATTAAATCCGCCCCTAACTCCAAATGGGGTATCTGAAGAACTCGCTTCTGATTCTGTATAACCATCTTTAGGTTCGTTGTCTTTAGTAGATTGACATTCATCTCTTGTAAAAGCATCTTGTGGGCCCATATAA